CGTATAACTCACATATACATTAATTACTTAATGCATAAAATGTTATACCCTCCTATTCATAAAATAGGATCTATGTGTTCTTAATCGAAGAAACTAGCATAAGAATTATATATTGATTCAGAACTTCTTAGTTCCTGAACTTTATATGTTCCATTGTTAATTTCATGTAGTTTATTGAATGTCATAGAATAATTATTTGAGATGTGATTGGTTAAATCTGCATTATAAGAATATGTTGATTCTCCTATGGAGGATCCATACATAATCTCATCAGTAGAATTAATTATATCAAATCCCAACTTAAATATTTTTCCTGTATTTAATAATTCAAGAGTCTTATTTCTCTCTTTATTAAATACATTATCAATATTTAGCATTAATAATTCTTTAGATCTTTGTCTAAAATTAACAGAATTTACTTGTCAATTTGAAACTTGATCTTTGTAATTATTAAGATAATTATTTATACCTGTAAAAACAGGGTAATATTTTAAATTATTAGTTTCATCTTCATTCAAATGATTTTTGTTTGATATTATAGATTCAACTAATGAATTTAACTTTACCATACTGTTTTTTACTGTTTTTCCCATACCTAGTCCGATAATATCATTTAGTAATGAATGAATTAATTCATCGTTAGGTATCATCACTAGATCATTATTCAAATTATTTGCAATTAGTTCTCTAAGAGAATCAATTGTTGAGTAACCAAAACAATGATCTAATGACTTGTGGAAAATAGAAACTTTCAAATTGAACCTAGAATTTGAATACTTAGTACTCAATTTTCGGTTTAATCCTTTGTAAAGTTTTAAAACTACGTGGATTAAATTCAATGAAGAACTTAAGTAATTTCCTTTGATTTTATAAAAATCATAAAGATTTACCATAACAATAAATGGATTATCAACATTGTTAATAATTCCAGATATTGGTATTCCAGTAATTTCTTTTCCTTTACAAATTCATCTTTTAGCAAATTCATAAGTATCACAAGATACATGTGTCTTCGCTTCAGATAAATCTACTCCCAAATTTTTAATCCAGATTTTATATAACTTTGCGACTTTATCGTTTTTTATAACAATATCATCACCAAGAATTATATAATCTTTAAAATTATTAATGCCAATTAGGTGTGCACATCAGTGTACGACTAAATGGTGGGTTAGTGTAAAGGCAGCTCATGAAGAATAAGCACCCATAGGTTGTCCGGTTTCATAAGAAATCATATGACCTTCAGGTGTCTTAAATTTTCTATTTGATAAAATTCCAAATCATCCTTCAGATAATTCTTTTGAAAACATATGTTCCAAAAGTCTTCTCTGAAGTTTTATTGGAAATCTATCAGTAGCTGATGAAAGATCTAGTGATCAATATTGA